TTGGTTAATAAAATCTTCAGCCCAAGCTTTTTTTGGAATCCAAACTCTACCAGACTCGACAAGTGGTGCGACGCTATGTGCTCGTGAAACTTTATCCCTGTCTGGAGAATACTCGTTAATGGGAATACCAGCACGACGAAGATCTTGTATGAGAGATTGACCTGAAGCTTTCTTCTCAATGATTACATTATCAGGTTTCCAATCCTTATACAACTGTTGAGCTTCCGAACGTAGCTGAGGGAACTCCATTCGTCTGTTTAAACGATGCAGAAGTATTGCGTGTGGTCCGTCGTCCTTAAGAAAGATGCCCCAAGTTTGTATTGATGTTGGATCTGCTGATGTCTTTATAGAGAAAGCAGTATCGTATGATTGGATTACATATTCACAGTCTGGCGGTTGAGACTTGTCCCACCACTGCCACCATTCGCGCTTGAAGATATTTCCATCTTCCGCTGTAGGACTCTGCTGAAATAGCGCAGACCACTCTCTGCTTCCAACTGTGTTTTTAATTTCAAGCAGACGCTCAACAGGATAAGACTCTTTCCAAAGAGCTTCGCCTTCTTCTCGACCAAGGACATCATCGTCCTCTGCGATGGCTGGTAAGTTGACGACATCCCATTGTTCATGAGGTGAATTAGCAATAACCCAACCAATTAGATCTTCCTCGTGCCATCTTGTGCCAATAATAATAATTGCACCACCGGGCATAAGACGAGTATATGCTACTGACTTATACCAATCAATAACCTGTCTACGAATGGCAGATGAGTCTGCGTCTTCACGACCTTTAATAATGTCATCAATAACCAGAAGATGAGCACCACGACCAGTGATTGGACCACCAGCACCAACGGCGAAGTATGTACCACCGTCGTTGAGCATGAAGCGTCTAGCGGATTGAGAGTCACCGCTTAGAAATGTTCCGGGGAATATCTTCTGGTATAACTCTTCATCTCGGATTTGGTTACGTACTTTACGTCCAAAGTCATCCGCTAGTTCTTGCGCGTATGTCGCGAAGATTACGTACTTGCTAGGATTCCTACCCATGTACCAAGCTGGGAAGTTCTCTGAAGTAAGAGCAGACTTTCCATGCCTTGGTGGCAATGAAATTGCTAGTCGTTTGATTTCACCACGCTCTACAGCTTCAAGCTTTTCAGCCAATAGCTTAATGTGTGGTGGATCTTTATATCCGTCGTATTGTAACTTGCAATATTCTACAAGACTTGACCGGGCTGCTTCGACCTGCTCTTTACGCTGCAGAATCTCAATAGCCCGGTGTAGTTCTTGTAGACTATTGATATTAAATTGATTCAATTACACGAGTCCGAATTGTGTTAGCAGCATCAGTCATAGACGCTGCAACACTCATAAGATATTCCTTATCCGCGTCTGGAATCTTACCATCGTTTTCAAGCGAAGACATTTCAAACATGTCTTCAATGATATCATCCCACGAGAAGAATTCAGCAGTGCTGCCATCATCAGGGAAAACCATGACCAATGAAATACCTTCATCGTCGAGTTCTGGGAAGATATCGATATTAATACTTGTTTCAGCGTTCATCACCGTCTCCTTTAAGTTTACCTCGTGACTGTCGATCTGCCAACTTTGCAAGATTTCCGAACGCAACTTCATTGAGGCTGAGTCCAACATCTTTACTAAGGGCCGAAACATACCAAAGAACATCACCTAACTCCTTGCATAATGAGTTCTTAAACTCAGGTGTAATTACTCCATCGTTGTCACGATAAAGTTTCTTGACTTTTTCAGCTACTTCACCTGCTTCACCGCATAGTCCCAAAGCAGGATACATTAAAGCGATATCTTTTGAATAGATAGCGGTCAACAAAGCATCGTCTTGATATTCATCAAACGTCAGAGAAGTATCTTCAATATCATACTTCTTTGAAAAACTTTGTTGACTGAGCATATCAATCGCAAACTTAAGCTCTGTCAGAGCCAAAGAAAGTTCAAAGATATCACCATCTTCGTGCATATGATGTACACACGCCATAAGACGACGTGTTACTTCAGATACATGTCTTGCCACTGGATCTTGACCATAAGAGTCAAACCAGTCGCTTATTACTACATCAACCATAACAACAGGACTTACGTAGTGAATATATTCTTCACCAGCGTGAATCTTGTTTATCTTGCGAGACAAATACCACTCTGCCTTCTTAAGGTCAATAAGTGGATCTGACTTACGGTTGAACCTAGAGCAATACTTTATAACCTGCCACAGAAGTGGCTCTTGAGGGAAATATGCTTCCAATATATCAATTGGCTCATATTTCCTACCAGAAGCGTAGTGCTTCGGATTATTTACTACGTCCATGTTAAAGTCCTACGGAAGAGAGTGGTTTATATACACTCTACTCCGTAGACTGATTCGTTATATAATGCAAGTGTGTTATACACCGCAAGAGCCGCCTTTTCCAGAAATATCACAGATATCGTGAGTTCCAACAGCTTCTTCGAATTCATCACCCAAGTGTTGGATCGCAAGATGATACGGCACTGACGTGAGTGGTTGACCACCACGTGATCCATCTGGGTAACACGTAAATCCACGTAGCCCGTGAGCATACTTAGCGAGTGTTTCAGCCATTAAGGGCACTTTATCCTCGTTATTATGCTCTGAACCCCACGAAGGAAGGTTAATGGTCGATGATATAGACATGTCTACGTAGCTCTGAACATCGTATTGGAACTTAATACGACGCTCATAGTCAACAGAAAGATCAATCGCAGACTCAATGTCTTCAGGATTTGTGCCGTAAAGGTCAATCATTTCCTGTGCTGCGCTGTCGATCACATACTGATACTTCCACGTTGACTCGCCAACGAGGTATCTGCGCTTATATGCTACTGCAAATATTGGCTCAATGCCTGTAGAAGTACCCGCGAGAATGCCGATACTACCTGTTGGGGCAATAGCTCTATTAGCAACAGGGCGAGACACCCCAAAACGATCAGCCGTACTTCTTGACGCTTTATCTGACAACTCCTTGTAAGAAGCTAACCATTGATGAAGTTCAGGAACAACTTCGTACTTATATCCGCGCTTGATGAGCCACTCATGCATACCCATCAGACCAAGGCCGAGACGACGGTTCTTCTCTCGTGTTTCATAGATCTTGGAGTATGGCAATTTGGCTTTCAAAGTTCCGCAAATTAGGAATTTGGTTCCAAGTTCTACTATAGCACGAAACTCATCCAAAGACTCTATGCGTCCAAGATTAATGCTACCAAGATTGCAAACATCAGAATCATCAGCACTGGTCACCTCTGTACATGCGTTGCGTAGTGTTTCGTTTTCTTGCTCATAGAAGTTGAAACTAAAGCCCGGCTCACCAGACTCCATTGCCTGTCTCACGTTCTGTTTAAACGTAGCACCAGAATCGCCAGTCGTTTTGTAATTCTCCAGCCAAGCTGTGTCGTAGTTCAGGCTGATGTTCGTCATGTCCAGAGGAGCAGGGAAGTTGAAGTCATCCTGCTTGATATCCCAGAGAGACTTACCAGTCTTACCAACTGGCATAGAGTGCCAATCCTTGGCTGCAAGAAATGCCTGTGCGTCGTCATGCTGCCAGTTCAGTGATGCATAAATTGCAGATCTCCTAGAACCACCTTGCATAACTCGCCGACCAATTTCGTTGATCATTTCCATCTTCGGGATCGGGCCAGACGCAAAACCACCAGTTTTATTAATAATAGAACCAGACGGCCTGTAAACAGAATAATCAACGCCAATACCACCACCTGTCATAAGGCAAGACTCTGCCTTCCAAGAAAGATTAGCCCAATCTTCGCGGGAGTCTTCTTCTGCGCGAAGCAAGTAACAGTTGTTGAAGAATTTGTTAGGACGACCAGCGTAGTACAGGTAGCGTCCACCGGGAATGAACTTGAGTTCAGTGATGGCACGAACCAAATGATCATTGTCATCTGGCGACAGAAGATCACCACATACATCTTTTACAAGAGTAACTGCAAGTTCTGCCCACGTCTCAGCACCTTCGTGAGCGTATTTATGATTGAAAATACTCTCGCTAAAGGAAGAACGAAACATTGGATTTGAGTTAGATTTAAACATCGACTACCTTTCGAGACAAAAAAAGCACCTGTCACGCATAAAGACACGTGAGCGACAGGTACTATGTATAATGAAGTCCGAGGCTTCAACAACCCCGGACTTACGATAATACACTACTTTTTTTGGAATACAATAGGCAATGAAAACCACGGGCCGGAACCCGTGGGAACTGCTGCCGTAGCAACAGCGTTGAAAGAAAATCCGTTAGCCAATACCGGATATGGACCCCGTATTTGTTGACCCAGCCAGTGTTAAACAAAGGCCAATTTATATTCCGTGACGGTTACCAGCACGGTTGGGAGGTCTATGTTTCCATACACATAGACCAAAAGTTGTGGATCACCCGGAGGTGAGAACCACGAACCTCTCTTAATTACAAAGATGGATCAAACCGTGCCACGGCAGGTTTGAAACCATCACCAGCAGTAACTGCACAAAGCTGATTGAGTTCTGGCTTATAAGCGAATACCGTCCACGTACCAGTTTGTGGGTTCATATACAATATAAGCTGTCTTGTCTGCTGTTCGTGCATATCAAAGAATGGTTTTTCACCATACTTCTTTGCAATTTCCTCATGTGTCTTTACAGCGTCTGAACAGGCTGCTTGTCCATACACTGCAGTAGAGAACAGTAATCCCACGAGGATAATAAGTTTTCTCATTATATAACTATACTCCATCTCGCCAACCGCGATTTCGCTCCTTGGAGACGACGCGAAGATTGGAACGTTTGTTAGAGCCGCCTTTGCGAAGTGGCTTGATATGATCTACGTCCATACCATCACCCTTTGCAACACCACCTTCTTTCAGCATAACACGTCTAGCTGCGTTATTCTTCACGCGCTTGGCTATAGCCTTCTTAGTAGCACCATATGTATTATTGTGCTTCTTGGTCTGTGCCGGAGTTCTGTGTGTAACAGGATTGCGTTTTTGCATTACTTCGACTTCCTAGAAGCTGCAGCGTTATCTACAAGGTTAGGATACACACGACCAGCTTTCTTCGCCCTAGCTTTGGCAAATGCTTTTTGATCAGGTGTCAACGGAGTAGACTTCTTTACAGGGGACTTTTTCTCCCAGAACTTTTTAACTATCTTCATTACCGTACAATCCCTAAAAAAGGCGCAACTATCCTTAATTTATCTGTAAAGCTTAATTCCGTTTCTCTTATCACCTTAACCCAAACACACATTCTTTCTTCGTGTACCTTAGAAAAGAGAGTTTCTATAACCAGCAACTTTAGTTGCGGCGGGGGTTCTTACCCCCCCTCCCCCCCCATATGGGGCTAAATGGGGGTGCTTGTCAAGACCCCATAGAATTGCAAAAATGCAAACAGTACTTTGCAAAAATGCAAGACACCATATAGAATAAGGGTTACAGCCCGGCTCACGCCGTTAGCCAAAATGTGCGACAGAGTGTGGATAACTTAGATAACCACTTGCCGTAACGCAATTACGGTAGTAGCCATACTACAGCAGCACTGACGCTGCAGTGAAAGGATAATGAATATGGAAGACACAAATGTATTGCGTGGTACTATAGCTGGTGAAGTGTTTCAAGAAAACCCAGATGCTTGGGGTTACCATCTCATTATTGACGCTTGTGGGTGTAACGATAACATTAAAAGCGGAGATGCTCTTACTGCGTGGGTTCAGGAACTTGTAGAACTGATCGACATGGTTGCATATGGTAAGCCTATGGTTGAACACTTCGCGAAGCATGACCCACTCAAAGCAGGTTACACACTCGTGCAGATGATTGAGACTTCAGCCATCAATGGACACTTCGTAGATCTCAATGGTGGTGCGTATATCGATATCTTCTCGTGTAAGCCATTTAATGCACGTACAGTAATGGAGCACTTCGTTGAGTACTTCGATCCTGAAGATATGCTCGTTGGTGCTTCATACCGTGGTGTATTCACCGATGATGATGCACATGGAGCTACATCGTAATGGAAGATTATGAAGAACGGATAAGACACTTGGAATTCATGCTGGACCTGTCACGTGAGCGGGAAGCGTCGATGTCCAAGCGTGTTATGGAGTGTGAGAATCTCAAGTCACAGATAAAAAACCTTGAGAAACTCAACAGCACATATAATTCAGAGATAGAATATCTTGCGCGTATGATACAGAGGAGTAGCAAAGATGCGTAATAGCACAGCTTGGCTAGGAGAGATCATCTTCGAGGAACGCACGAAGAAAGGATACTCTTTCAATAAACTATCGGCGATTAGCGGAGTACCACTGAGCACCGTTAAGAATATGGAGACTGTGGACTGTAACCCAAGCATAAAGGCAACTATGGCTGTCCTCAACGCTCTGGGGATGGATCTAGAGGTGCTATATGCAGATACACCAAGAGAGAACTTCAACATCGTGTCTAAAGATACAAAGAGTATACCGTATGCACATAACGATGCGAGACAATACGATCACGATAATCACGCGGCATAAACTATACAGACTGATGTGGGTTCCTGTGTGGGAGATAGGCAGACAGCAACGCATAACACAGACGGTATATGCAGCAGGACCGCTACGGGTTGTGATTATATAAAAATTTTTTAGGGGGCCATCTAATGAAAAGTGGGTGGTCCCCTAGAATTATACACATATGTAGAGGGGTAGTGCTAGTAGCGGAGCTACGGGCGGGAGGGGGGGGTGGGGGTCACGTTTAAACAGACGAATGCAGGAATTGCCACTCATTATACTATTGCCGTAGAGTTCGACAGCATTACTCTACGTTACAACAACAACACATTGCATTTATGCAAGTATAGTCCAAGCATTGGCATAGAATATAATTATGTGTCGCAAGTATAGTTCAAATCAATTCATTAGTTCGTGAACATTATTACTGTTCGGGACTACATCGATAGTATTGATAGTCTTGATCAGTCCAAGTTTATCTATGGCTGACTGTATTGCAGACCTGAGTTCCGTAGGATTAGCATCGTCTAGTGACGAGTGGGTACTTATATCAGCTGTCACCGTCTGCTCAATATACAACCCCAATACTTTCCCTCGTAGCTCTTCTGCTTTGATTGCCGCGCTTATTTGACCCTTACTCATCGCGGCTTCCCTTAATGATATCAACTGTGCTAGATGCTCTTCCCTAACGTCTGAAGTAGTCGCTGATGTACCACTACATAACTGTACTACTCTTGCTTTGATCTTGTCCTTCTTCATCAGCCTTGACCCTTGGACATGTGCAGACAACACTGCATATCCTGCATCAATTGCCGCATCAGTTTGTGATCTTCCCCTTGCAATTGCTTGTGCAAACCGCTCTTCCTTCGCGGCAAGATACAATATTGCTTCGCTTTTATTGGCTGTTTCTGCTACTTCGCTACGTAACATTCCTATCCTGCCAACTATACTTTTCCTGTCACCACCATGCTTTGGCTTATCCATTGTCCACCTATTCTATGAATACTGTGTTAATCTGCTATGCGAATACTTAACACATCTTGCTTATACTATACAATACTTCATTGCGATGCTTTCCCGCCAGATAGGAATGTATTCTCATGAAAAGTTTTACTCACTTCGAGCACAACTTTAGAGCTGCCAAAATTTTTTCGGCTAAGTCATTGTAATCATTGAACAATCGTATTCGTTATTTTTCTCAATGTTTTCAATGGCTCAGTCAATCGATACTGTAAGTCATTGTAATCGTTGCACATTTGCTGTCGTTATTTTAGGCTTCGGTGCTGAATTCATAGGAATAAATTCTTATTCGGATACTAAGTCATTGTTATTGCTAGGTTTTTTCCATTCACCCCGATCTGCTACACGGCATTACAACCTAACCCATTGAAATCATTGAGCTTTTCTAGTTCTGCCATATACTCATTATAATATACAGGAAGCCATGCGTTTTTTGCATAGGACGTATTCCTTAAACGCATATCAAGAAACGAATCAGCTAAGTCATTGTAATCGTTATACAAATTGCTATTACCTTCCGCACCTTACGTTCTAAGTCATTGCAAACACTACGTTATTTTTAATTTGCAATGCCTGAAAAAACGTTTATTGCTTTGGTCGTCGGCGGCGGCAAGGTTCTGAAACTCCCTGACCCCTTGGGGTCTTGAAAGTCCCTAACCCCCAAGCCAAGACAGCCTACGCCTCACGAGCGTAACATCGTGCATCCCACGGTAAGAGTGGGTCTGGCCTACGCCCTATCCGGCCCATCCCAATGGATGGACACACGTCTGGATAGTCGGAGCGGGGACGGAATGGGGGTCGCACCGGAGGTGATAGTCCGGCAGTGCCTAACGGGTTTCCCAACCCGCCCATCAAAACACTCGCGGAGCATGGGCCGACATTGAAGTCGCCGTCTCCGAGCCAGTCAGGCTAGTCGGGAGAAGATAAAACCTACCCCGATAGCAAGGGTTCAAGAAACATTTATTGCCGCCTCCCGCCTGATTGATTGTCGGGCAGGGCGCGGCGTTTGGCAATTTTCAACTGCAATTTTTCAACTGGAGCGACGACAATGACAATGAATTGGGACGAAATAAACGAACTCGAAGAACTCGAAGCGAAGGCGCGGCTTGTAAGATTTCGTCAGGCGGCAGACGAAGAACACGGAGAAGGTTGGCTCGAACAACATGACAACGAACTGCGTCAGCGTAGTTTAAACGAACCTGTCTGGCGTTTTAGCGACATGAAAATTGGCAAATAATCCATCAAAACAACGGAGAACTAAAATGCGTGAATATTCAATCGTACTTCCTACCCATGACAATGACGGCACCTGCCTTGCGACACTGCATAACAGGCTGAAACGTGAACTGATCTATGTGTTCGAGGGTTATTCTGCAACGGCACAGACGGGCGGTTGGGTCAACGACAAAGGCCAAATGTTTGAGGAGCCATCCATCCGGTACACGGTAGCATCCACGAGCGAAAGCAAAGGTCTGACAACAGACATCATCGTGTCGCGCATCGCTAGAAAATATGGCATCTTGGCAGGTCAACAGGCAATGTATGTCGTCCTCGACGGCACTGTCGAAATCATCACAATCGGAGCATGACAATGCACATTATCGAAAGCATGGAACGGCAGATCATCAAGGCACTCGTGACCGAGGCGTTTAAACGGGGCTTTACAAAAATCATCATCGACAATGGCGGCGACGACGAAGAACAGATCACCTGCACCGACACCAAAGAGGTGATGGCGTCGATCCGGCAGACTGACGAAGAGCATATGTTTTTCGTGCACCCCGATAACCCAAAAATGTCATGGGTTTTCCTCGTGTACGGCAATGACGGATACGATGTCATCGCGGATCATTCGTTGAGCTTAAACGAGATGATCGAAACACTTGACCCGCTGATCCACACCCTCGAAGCACAATTCCACGGAGTATGAGACAATGAGAACGCTCAACGCAATCGCAAAAGAAATACGCACTGACTGGGCGAAGCCTTACTTTGGGGCTGTTCCATACCTACGGGCAATGTCGGAACTGTCAAGTATCGACGAGCACTATGGGTACGATGACGCACGGTCAATCGTTCGGTACTTCCTCGCCAATGCCGCAACGTATCGCGGTGACACAGCCAAGCGGTGCAAGGCTGAACTTAAATCAATGCTGTAAGGAGCAAGACAATGCGGAACAATGACATCCACAATGCAACCATGTTCGCGGAAGGTGCGACATCCATGCTCGAACATCAAGGCCATCTGGAGTGGGACATCTGGCTCTGGGCTACCAAGGTCGATCCCACACACACGATAAACCTGCACTGCAACGGCGTATCGCGGCCTCAAGCGACACTCTACGAGCACACCCCTGAAGGTGTAAATCTCGACACAGCACTTGACCTCTTTTACTAGGAGCATGACAATGACTGAATTCTTCATCGACATATTCGAACTTTTCTGCCTCGGCGCATTCATCACAGCTATTATCCTTTGGGTAATGTAGGATCATCAACCATGTACACCGCACAAATCAACGCTTTTGGGAACGTCCTTGTCTGCAAGGGTGATGTTGTAAGAAACTCATACCGGATCATCCACACCGGATCATATCAGGACTGTTTAAACGTTAAATTACAGAAAATGGGAGCATGAAAATGAGCACTGCGAAACCAAACTACGTCACAACCCGCGAAGAATGGTTCGGCAAGGTCGTCGATGAATGTCGCGAGACGTTTCTACAGGCAGGTATTCCGATCCCTCGCAACACACGCATCTCGTGCGGGTTCCCGTCCACTGGCAAGAACGGTAAACGTCTCGGCGAGTGTTGGAAATCATCTGCGTCAGGCGACGATCACTACGAAATCTTTGTCAATCCACGCCTCAGCACGGCGAAGGGCGAAGGTTCGTGGATTACGAAAGGTGCAACGCAATACCTCGAAGGTGATCTCGTCGTGTTCGGTCTGGTCGTGCATGAGTTAATCCACGCCTCGTTGTGGGACGCAGGTCATGAGAAACACGGACACGGGAAGCTGTTTAAACAAGCGTGTCAGGATGTTGGACTGAAGGTCTTGGCTCGAAACGGTGCGACAACCATGACCGAAGATGGCGTCAAGTGGGGCGAGGTCATCCTGAAACAAATCGGCGGCTACCCAATGGCTCCGATCCAGACAGGCGTCGAGGTCAAGAAGGGACAAACGACACGCATGGTACTCCTGCTAGACCCTGCGAACAACGACTACAAACTGCGAATGACGCGGGAACCGATCACGCAATATGGTCTGCCGAAAGCACCATCAGGTCACGACTGTGTGATCGATCCACTCAGCGCGATGAAGACCGAGTACACGACAGATGATCTGCTCGAATTCAAGTACGCCAAGCGTGATGGCAAGGAACTTGTGTTGACATCCAATGGCGAGGCACGTGCAATTGAAATCATCGACGAAATCGTAGGTAACATATGAAAATCATACACATCAACCGCAACATCATCCAATCAAACGCGAAACATGGGACTACACATCCCGTGGTTCGCGTTGAGAATGGCAAGTCAGTACGGTACTGCATGGAAGTACAGATTGACGGGCCATCACGCATGATCTATAGCCCCGATCAGCCTAGACCATGTGGAGCAAAACTGTGGATCGAAACCAAAGCACCTGTAACATTAATTGGAGAAAAACAAAATGAACAAGCTTGAAAAACTTATCAGCGTCATCATCACTGCACGTGAGACACATGGCAGGGTTCTGTCAGAACTCGGCTTCGATCAGCCATTCCGAAACCTCGAACGCTTTGCAAAGCAACAGGCCGCTATGCCTATGTACTTTGTTAGGGTCGAGTACGAGACATTGGGTGGACGCCCTGCCAAACTGGAACGGGCCGTTCCCGCACGTAATAGCATCCAAGCTATGGAAATTGTTGAACACGCTGTAAGGAACCGTAAGCGTTTTGCGGGTAAGCTTAACAGTCACGCAGTCAAGGTAAAAAAGGTGGCATGAGATGGATAACTACACAGCAGTCGGCATCGCAGAAGGTTTCATCGATGCCGACAACGAGGAGCAGTTCCTTGAAGCGTGGCAACACCTGATCGATACTGGTCTGGTGTGGCACTTACAAGGATCATTCGGCAGGGCAGCCATCGACCTGATTAACAGTGGAGTATGCACCTATGCGTCCGATACGAAAGCCAGTGACGAAGCCTAAATACAAACCAAAGAACCCGTTTAAACAGCACATCAAGGTGCAGTTAATGCGTTCGAAGATGCGTCTTTTCACAAATCTCAGGAGAACTTTCCATGCAGTCTAATTCATTCGCCGCAATGTCACCCGCACTGATTGGTGCAATCGCAAAGGTCAAGGCAATGACACACCTTACCAAGGGTGAGCGTCACAAGATTGGTGAACGTGTCATGGCTCTTATCGAAGAGATGGAGCGTATCGCCGCCACAACAAACAAGGAGTTGTCTAAATGACATATGATCCAATGCTATCTCATTCATTCGCGGATCAGTGTAGTCACGACTTGGAAACCATCGCGTCCTACGTCCTGCATAATCATTCCGATTTGATGGACGAAGACGTTACTGAGGAAACCAACTACGACCACAGCTTGGAGATGCTCGACGAGCCAACAGATTTGCAATGGCTGTTGAAGTACATGGAGTTGCACTACAAGAAATTCGGCTCTCACTTCGAATGGTTACCTGCAAAAGGGAGCAAGTGAAATGAAGAAGTATCTAGTAACAACCGACAGCTACAAAACCTCTACATATTCGTTTGAAATGGATATGGATTTAGACCACTTCGCAGAATGGGCACAGGAGCACGTTGAACGTTTCGATCACATGACCAACCCGATCAGAGAAACTGAATCAATTGAAATTATCGATATCGATTTACAGGAAGTCATATCAAAAGCTGAAGCTTACGAAATCTTGGCTGATGATTTATCTTACAAGGACGATGGAACGGCACTAGGTCGCGAACAGCGGTTAAAATATCTTGAAATCTTGAAACCACAGGAGTGAATACAATGGCTAATATACAGAAGACACACTACTTCGACACTCTTGATGAAGCACAGGAGTTTCGTGAACGGTTCGAGATGGATCTCGCAGGGTATCATGCTACCGCAACGTCACCAGAACTTGTTGCACCGAGATCGAATGAACATTTCGTTGCCTACACACAGCATACTGGCAAGTATGTTGTACACACAGACAGAATGTCTAGCTGTGATTGAAAAATATCTTGTAATAGCATTTGACATCGCCGTGGGATTGATTATTCTATCATTTCTCACGGCAGTCATCATGTACATAGGTGGATGGAATGGAACATAGAGTCAAGAATATGTTGGAGAACCCACACAAACTATACAAGGACGGCGGTGCAGTTGTTGCCGTTCTTTCATCTGAAACCTGCCCTTGGTCAACGCAATACACAGACGGGCCTGATCCGTTTGATCGTGACATGGCATCGTTTATACACGCCTCTAACAAAGAACTTATGCCGTTTGATGTCTTTCTTGACGGCTTAACACAAATCGCGAAGTTGAAATACCCTGACGCCTACATGGGTGGACTACGTGGCCTTAAAATCACATGGCTTCCTGTCGGAACATTGTTCAGGATAGGCATAGCCAGTAACCAATCAGAAGTCATCGAAATATTTGAGAGAGGGGACTACCATGTCGCATGAAGTCACAACATTTATTCGCGCATTCATCTGGCTCCCGCCTGAATCACAAGGAGACTTCACAGAAGAAACCTACGTGTACAATCTCAGCACAGCAATTGAGTTTCTAAAACTCAAAGAGGCTGTACTCAAGAAATATCCTGAAGCTGAAGTGAAGGCAACATATCTAGAAACTACACCGTACCAAACTGCTCTCATGCTCATGAGGATTAAAGATGATTGACGACACCAAGGCACAGGCTTACTTCGAACTAATCGAAGGCAAGAAGCACAAGACACAGGAAGAATACAACATCGCGCTTCAGTATCTCATTGATACTGGAGTCGCACAGGAACTCGCGAAATCAATCAACCATTGGGCATGGATCATGCGTGATGCCATGAACAATTCTGCAATAAAGGTTAAGAAGTCATGAGCCGTTTAGCTTTACGTATGGATGACGACGTGCAGGACATCGGTACAATCAGGCAGAACTATGCACGTATTAGGAAACAGTTTGCCCCACCACAGGAACGAATTGTTATTACTCCTGTGTCGCCGCCACTTGCCCTTGAAGCACCTGTGTTTAAACAGGTAATCGACACTGCAAGTATTACAGACAATTGGGTACAGAGAGAACTTGAAAAGTGGAACATACAGAAGAGCGAGAAGGTCACGTTCAAGACCATCATGCGTGAAGTCGCGATCAAGCACAGAATTCCTGTCGCGTCATTCAGGCTCGAAAGCAGATCAAGACCACTGGTTGATGCACGTCAGGAATGTTTCTACAGGTTGAGGCACGAATTAAACATGACAATGCATCAGATTGGCACTGCCATGAATAGAGATCACAGCACCGTGATGCACGGTATTCAACAATTCACATTGAAAAACAAGGAGACTATCAATGGTACAGTCAGAACAGAAGAAAATCTCTACGGGATCAGCGACACAAAAGCAGAAGGTGTTGGCACATCTCC